TGCAGAACCTGAGCGAGATCGAGGAGGGCCGCGGCTACGCGCTCTGGGAGGAGGCCTGGGCGGACAAGTTCGTCGAGTCCTACATGGGCAAGTTCTACGGCGAGCGCCAGGGTTCTGAGATCGTGTCGATGGGCCTGGAGTACCTGTGGTCGGACCCGATGAAGCTCTACCGGCTGGACCCCGAGTACTTCGCCTTCATGGTCGACCTGCTGCGCGGCGTAGGACTGCCGCCGCGAGGCTCGCGATGACCGTCCGGGTGCTGGTCCTCGGCCGGGAGGCGGAGGTGGAGGCTGGGCGCTGGACGGCCGTCGACGAGCGGCTGCGGCAGATCCTCCAGGACGCGGAGCTGGCCCTTGACCGGGCCCTGCCGCTGCCCTATGCGGCCGAGCACGATCGCGCTAGGGCGGGCCGCATGGTCGAGCTCCTGGGAGGCCGCGTGCTGCCCGGGGCGTCGACGGCGAGGCCGGAGGCGACGCGCGGGAAGGTACAGTAGGGTCATGCTGACGGCCGAAGAAATGGAGCGGATCGTGCGAGACGCGGCGCTCGGCACGCCGTCCGTTGGTCTGAGCGTCGACGGGGAGGCCTTCCGGCGCGCGATCGAGCGGGACCTTGCGGCCATCGCCGAGAAGGGGTATCTGATCGACATCCCGGCGGACCTGCCCCTCGGCGACCGGCCGGGCCAACGTGATTCCAGCGGCAGGACGCCGCCCGGCGGGACGCCGGAGGAGAGGACATAGTGGCGCTCAAGGCGATCGTGACGGCGGACGAGCACGCCAAGCTGCCGGAGCCCGTGCAGGGCCAGTACGCGAAGGCCGACGACGGTCGGCTGCGCCTGATCGTCGAGCGCGTCGAGGGCTGGGCGCTGGAGGACGTGGCCGACCTGAAGAGCGCCCTCTCCAAGGAGCGGTCCGCGGCCAAGATGGCCGCCGAGAGGCTGCAGGCCTTCGGCGACGTCGAGCCGGCGAAGGCGAAGGAGGCGCTCGAGAAGGTCGAGCGCATGTCCAAGTGGACGCCTGAGGAGAAGGTCGCCGAGCAGATCAAGGCACGCGAGGCGCAGCTCGCCGAGAAGTGGGGCAAGGAGGTCGAAGCCTCCCGGAAGGAACGCGAGGACCTCCAGCGACAGCTCGAGGCACACCTCGTCACGGCGAGCGCCGTGGGCGCGCTGACCAAGCAGAAGGGCAACGTGGAACTGCTGCTGCCCCACGTGCAGCGTCAGATCAAGGTCGAGCGGGACGGCAACGGGACGTTCGTCGCTCGCGTGGTGGACAAGGACGGCCACCTGCGGATCACCCCTCGACCGGGATCGCAGGATCCCATGTCCATCGAGGAGCTGGTGGAGAGCATGCGGGCAAGCGATATCTTCGCTCCCGCGTTCGCCGGCTCCGGGGCGTCGGGGAGCGGCGCCCAAGGCTCTCCGAGGGCGGGAAACCCTCCGTCGCGCTTCACGATCACGCGCGAGGACGCGCGCGATCCGAGCAAGTATCGCGCGGCGAAGGAGGCGGCCCAGAAGGCGGGAGGCCGACTGGAAATCGCTGGCTGATCTCTGATCGACATCTCCTCGTCACCTGACCCGCCGGCCCCGGGAGCGAAAGGGCCGACCAAACGCCGTGCCGAACACGTTAGGGGTCTACAACCCCATCTTCTACGCCCAGGAGGCGCTGATCTGGCTGCAGAAGGCGCTGGGCCTCGCGAACCGCGTGCACATGGGGTTCGACGCCGAGCGCCGCGCCTTCGGCAAGGGCGACACGATCAACATCCGCCGGCCGTCGATCTTCACGGCGGCGGCCGCGCCGGCGAGCGCGAGCGACCTCGCCACCGAGACCGTGGCCATCACCCTCGGCCAATGGTTCGAGGTGAAGTTCGCGCTCACGGACAAGGAGCTCGCCTACACGCAGGACCGCATCATCTCGGACCACATCATGCCGGCCTCCTACGCGCTGGCCGACAAGATCGACCAGGACCTGGCGAGCCTGGTCATCACCGTCCCGCACGCCTACGTCGAGGCTTCGGCGGCGACGGCGGCGACGGTCAAGGGCCTGGCCGAGACCCGCCAGCGGCTCTTCGACCTCAAGTGCCCGCTCAAGGACTCGGAGAACATGTTCTTCATGGTCGGCGGGCAGGAGGAGAGCGATCTGCTCCAGCTCGCGGCCTTCTCGCAGTGGCAGGGCGCCGGGGCCGCCGGCGTCGACACGCAGGCCACGGGCGCGCTCGGGCGCAAGTACGGCTTCGAGTTCTTCGCCAACCAGAACCGCACGACCGCCGTCTACGACAACATCAGCGACTTCGCCGGGGCGATCAACAACGCCGCCGGCTACGCGAAGGGCGCGACCTCGATCGCCGTCGACGGGCTGGGCGCCGCCGAGGTCTACAAGAAGGGCACGATCATCACGATGAGCTCGGGCGCCGACAGCGGCAGCGAGTACGCGCTGACCGCGGACGCGACGATGGTCGCCGGCGGCGCGACCGTGACGATCAACCCTGGGCTTCGCAACGCGGTCGCCGACAACGACACGTTCCGGATCGGTGACCCGACCGGCGCGGGCAGCGCCAACGCCCAGGACAACGTCACGGACAACCTGAACGTGGGCTTCCACCGCGGCTGGGCGGCGCTGGCCTTCGCGCGGCTGCCGGACTTCGACGAGTTCACCAACCGCCTCGGGGCCGAGATCGCGTCGGTCCAGGATCCGGTCACGGGCCTCGCCGTGCGCTCGCGCATCTACTATGTCGGGGCCTCCTCGAAGATCGAGGTCGCCCTCGACGTGCTCTACGGCTTCAAGGAGCTCGACGCCGACCTCGCCTGCCGGTACGAGGTCAAGAAGGAGTAGTGCGAGCTACCCGTTCGGGCTGAGAGCTCGGCCCGCCGGCGCGCGGCCTCCTCGGCGCTGGCGGGCCATCCCCGCGGGGAGGCCCACGGAGGCCTGACATGCCCCAGCGCGCGCCGAGCACGGTGCAGACGCTCATCTTCGACAAGACCGTCTTCAAGACGGCCGAGGCGGCCCGCGCCTGGGCCAAGCGTCACGACTTCCACTTCGGCAAGGTTGATGAGACCGAGGACAGCTTCCGGCTCCGTCAGGAGGAGCCCGAGGAGCTGCAGGAGGGCAGCTTTCGCACGATGGTGCTGACGCGCGGGGTCAAGGCCGTGATCGGGCGGCAGAAGCGCTAGGAGACGCTGGGCGTGGCGCTGATCGTCGAGGACGGGACGGGCAAGAGCGACGCGGAGAGCTACCTCTCCGTGGCAGACGCCACGACCTACGCCGGCAAGTATGGGCTCACCTTCTCGGGCACCAGCACCCAGCAGGAGGAGGCCCTGCGTCTGGCGACGCAGTACCTGGACGCGCGCTTCAACACGCTCTGGCTCGGTGAGCGCTCGAACGAGAAGCAGGCGCTCGACTGGCCGCGTCGGGCGCTGCTCGACGCCGACGGCTTCCTGATCTCCTCCACGGCCATGCCGCAGGCGCTGAAGGACGCCACGGCCGAGCTGGCGATCAAGGCCCGCTCCGAGACGCTCATGCCGGACGTGAGCGACCCAGGCACGATCGCATCGGAGGACGTCCAAGTGGGCGACCTGCGCGTGGCCACGAGCTACCACGGCGGTCGATCGCAGTTCAAGCTCTACCGCAAGGTCGACGGACTGCTGCGCGACCTCGTGCTCTCCGGTGCGCGCGTGACGAGGGCCTGAGGTCGTGGTCACGACGATCGACACCAAGCTCCGCGACAAGGCGGACTCCGTCCTCGCCACCTACGGCAAGGACCTGACCTTCGCGGTGCGCACGAAGACGTACGATCCGACGACCGGGGCCACGACCTACGGCGCGGCCACTAACACCGTCGTAAAGGGCTCACCGCCCGGGCCGTACGAGCGGCGCTTCGTAGACGGTGACGTCGTGCGCCTCTCGGACGCGCGCACGATCGTCGCCGCCAAGAACCTGACGTTCACGCCAACGATCGGGATAAAGGTCAGCTTCGACTCGACGGACTGGCAGGTCGTCTCGGCCAGGCCCATGTACTCGGGCGAGCAGGTCGCCGCCTGGGAGCTGCAGCTCAGGAGGTAGGGCGTGGTCTTCGTCGGCGTCGGGGTGCAGCGCAGCCTGGAGAAGTTCCAGCGCGAAGTCTCCGAGTTCGTCGCGAAGCTGCCGACGCAGCACTTGGTGCCCTTCCACAAGAAGCTGACGCTCGAGCTGGCGGCGCGCGTCATCGCCAAGACACCAGTGGATACTGGCCGCGCCCGGGGAAACTGGCAGGTGACGGTCGAGACGCCGGCCGAGGGGGAGGTCGAGCGGAAGGACAGGACCGGCGCGGCCGACGCGCAGGCCGGGCAGGCCTTCGCCGCCGCCGCTGCGGCGCTGAGGGATCTGCAGCCCTACCGCGCGACCTGGCTCGCGAACAACGTGCCCTACATCCTCGTGCTCGAGAGCGGCCTCTACCCGCTGCGGCCGCGCCGGGGCTCCGGCAGGACGAGCGGCGGCTTCTCGACGCAGGCCCCGGCCGGGATGGTCTCGCTCTCGCTCCAGGAGCTGCTGGTCATGTTCCGAGAGCCGGAGCTCTGAGGTGGGCTTCCAGAGCGCGAGCGACGCGATGCGGACGAAGCTGCGGGACGCCATCGCAGCGTCAGCCTTCGCCGGCACGCCGGTCCAGTACGACAACGGGCCGCTCGAGCACCCCGACGCGGAACGCCCCGAACAGCCCCCGCAGGGTCATGTAGGCGGCGATGCCGAGGAAAACGAAGACCACCAGCGACTTCAGGCTGCCGCCGCCGACGCGGATCAGCGTCTTCGAGCCGCAGCCCGAGCCGAGCGTCATGCCGACGCCGAAGAGAAAGCCGCCGACGAGGTACGACAGCCAGGTGAAGTTCGGGCTCGGGTAGATCGACTTGGAAAGGTCGACCACGCCCGCGAGCTCG